CAGCAATCGCGGCGCCGGCAGCAAAGGGGGAGAGCGGCAGCAGGCGAAGGCCAATGAACCCAGCCGCAAACCGCTGAAGGAGGGGGAACACCTGCCGGGTGCCGACTTTCGCACGCGCGTCGAGAATACCGCCGCTGGCGATCTCGACTGGCCGCCCCGCGAGCCTTACCCAAAGGGAAATCCGCCTGATCATCGAGAGAGCTTTCACCGCATCCACGGCTACTATCCGCCAGAGGAGGGCGGAGAGAAGGACGCTCAGGCGTCTCAAATGGACGCAGATCCCAAGACGTAACCCCTGGTAGGCGAGCTATGCCGCATGCATTCATAGCTCGCCCCTCAGCCATGCATGGAGGGAATGATGGCATCGAAAGGTGGCCCGCAGCGCGAGCCTAAGAGCGAGCAGCCGAAGCCGAACACCGAGCACAAAGAGGTCGGCAATCCGGGCGACCCGCCAGCCAAGCCTGAAAAGAAGGATGACGAGTAATGGCCGCTCCGGTCCTGACTTCGCTTAACCCGACCTCGGTCGACATCTCGGCGGGGCTGCCGACCACGGTGCATATCATCGGCACCGGCTTCCTGGTCGACAGCGTCATCGTCATCAACGGCTCCGACGACGTCGGCATCTATGTTTCGGCCACCGAGATGACGACGGTGATCAACACCGCCACGGCCGGCGGCCCGTCGACCATGCAGGTGGCGGTGCGAAATGCGGCGGCGGTGTCGAATGCGCTGCCACTGTCGCTGACCGGCACGGTGCCGACCTCGCCGCTGATCATCAACGTCAATCCGCATGAAGCCTACTTCGATGACGATCCGATGGATCTGACGATCGACGGCATGCGCTTCTCGCCCAGCTCCCAGGTGCTGTGGGGCGGCATCCCGTTCGACACCTACGCCTATGTCAACGCCACTACGATGACGGCGCATCTGGTGCCGCTCGACGCCACCTACGATCCGAGCGACAACACCGCCGAGATCCGCGTCTCGACCGGCGGCGTATGGTCGAACGGCTTCACCTTCCAGTTCAATGAGCCGGAAGAGCCGGTGATCAGCGGCTCGCCGAACACCGAGGCGATCCCCGACCAGTACATGTCGCCCGAGCCGCCCGACGTTTACCGGGTGGTCGCCAATCCCGACTACGTTCCGCCAGAGGGGAGATAACCATGGCTTTGCAGGCATTCCCGGTTAAGCGGGTTCAGGACGGCGGCACCGTCAGGAACCTGATGGAAATCACGCCGATCAACTGGCGGCGATACCCATCGAAGACCATCACCAAGGCGATGACCGATCGCCAGTTCCTCGGCCCGGTGACCTATACCGGCGGCGTCGCCAATGTCGGCGCCGCGTCGGGCCAGAACGGCGAGACGGGCACCATCAACTCGACCTCGGCAAGCCGCGGGCAGGCGTGGAACACCCAGAACGAAAAGGCCACCGCGCTCGGCACGACGATCGCGCCCGACATCGGCAAGAGCTATCACGGCACCCGCGGCAAGATCGAAAGTTTCGAGCCGTACCCGGTGGTGGTCGCTCGACCGACGCAGCCGGCCGCCTTCCAGACCACGCAGCAGCAGGCATGGGATCTGTCATGACGAAGATCACCCACACCAACACGACCGTGAACACCGGCCGCGAGGGGCCCGCCGGCCGCGAAACCCCTGGTCAGCTCCCGGCCGAGGGAGGTGGGCGCCCTGCGGTGGAGACGCTCGAAAGCCCGCCGGCCTACGACATGGACGACCCCAACAACCAGCCGGCCTATCGGCCGCCCGAGGTCGAGTTCATCGAAGGTGATCATCCGACCGAAAACCCCGATGGGGTGACGAACAGCAACGTCGACTACACGCCGAAAAGCCAGGAAGAAAAGGCCGACGCGCTCGGCGTCGAGATGGTCGAGACGATCGACCTCGACCCGAACGAGCCTTACCCGATCGGCGATCCGATCGGCGAGGACGAGGCCTTCGAGCAGCTCACCCGGATGCACTCGCCGATGGAGCTGGTGCCGTCCGATAAGCGGATAAGGGCCCAGGAACGGAACCTTAAGGCCGGCGGCTCGATGGAGCTGTCTCAGGTCAGGCGGTACAGGAAGGCGCTCTAATGGGGCCGCGGGATGCGACCGTCCAGGCGCTGGCGATAGTCGATTGGCGCACCGGGAAGGCGCTCTCCGACCACCAGATCAAGCGCCTGGAAGATATTCAGGAGGCGGCGGATGCGTTGTTCGCCACCTTGCACTATGCTGACGGCACCCAGGCGGATGCGGAGCGGTTCGGCTCTCGGTTGATGTCGATCGCTGCCACCCAGATCGAGCTGGGTGTGGAAATGGCACTGAAGGCAGTGCTGCGTCCGTGAGGTACGTCCTCAGACACGGTCAACTGGTGCCGAAAGAGGGAGCTGGTCCACCCGCCGCACGCTCCGATCTCCCGGCACCATTTTTTTCCCGGTTCGAAGCAATGGAGAGCCCGGTCACGGGCCAGATAATTACGTCCGAGCGCCAACGCCAGCGCGACATGCAGCAGGCGAACGCTATCGATCCCCGCGACTTTGGCCGGGATCATCACTTTACGAGGGGTCGTCAAGCGCAGTTCAGGGAGGCGCGAGATGGCGATCGAAACAGGGCCGAAGCCCGAGAACATGTCTGGGGCAAATGGGACAACTCAACCGTCCTCGGAGCCCGCCCCAAAGAGCCTACGTGAGATAGCTGAGGCCGCTTACGACGAGGTCGAAAGTGGAGTTGGTCCCGACGACGGTGACGACGGCGGATCACAACCTATTGACGAGGGCAGCGTTCAGCGTGATGCTCGTGGTCGCTTCAAGTCGAAAGACGGGGAGCCGGGTGAAGCAGAGGTCCGAGAGCCTCCCAGCCCCGACGACAATCAAAACCTAGCGCCCGATGCGGCGAAGCCGGCCGATCCAGCCCGAGGGAGCAATCAGCCACCGCAGCATTGGTCTGAGCAGGACCGAGCCATGTTCGGCTCGCTGCCGCAGGAAGCTCAAGGCTTCTTGCTGCGGCGCCACACCGAGATGGAGCGGGACTATCAGGCGAAGGCGCAGCAAAACGCGACAGCAGTCCAATTCACCAGTGCTGTCGGGGAATTGTTTCAGGATCCCATCATTCAGGGATCACTGCGGCGAGAAGGGCTGACCCCCTACGATGCCATCCACCAGCTACTGGGGATGCATCGGCGAGCTCAGACCAACGACCCGCGGGAGAAGGTCAACCTTCTCGTGGACATTGCCCGCAACATCGGCCTGGACCCAGCGGCGCTCTTTGCGACGAGCCGGCAGGATGGAGCTGCACCCGCCCTCACAGAGGACGACAAGCGAAATCCCGCCATCCGCTATTTCGCCGATCATCTCGGCCGAACCTCGACTGAAGTCCAACAGCTCAGAAGCACGGTTCAACAGCTCATCCAGGGCAGCCAGCAACAGGCCGCCGAGCAGCAATTGAGGGTCACAAGGTGGGGCATCGACAGTTTCGCGGAGGAGATGGGGGCGGACGGCAAGCCGTTGCATCCCGACTTCGATCGCGTGCTGCCCCAGATCATCGAATTGTTCAAAGCGAACCCGCAGCGCGATCTGCGGGAGGCCTATCAAACGGCCCTCTGGATGTCGCCGGAAACCCGCCAAGCCCAGCTCGCCGCTACCGAACGTCAACGGCAGCAGCAGCAGGCGAACGTGCGTGCCTCCCAGGCCAATCGTTCGAACGTGCGGGGGCGAACCACCCCGGTCACCGGCAAGGCGCCGGCCGACAATGGGGGCCGACAGAGCCTGCGGGACATCATCGCAGATACGGCTGACGAGCTCGGCTTCTGAGGGGCATCGCCCCCACATGGAGCTAGGTTGTGGCAGAGCCCACTGTAAACCAATTAGTTGCAACGACAATCAACAACTATCACAAGACTTTCGCAGATAACGTAAGTAACTCAAATGCTATAACTGCCCTTCTGCGAAAGGGAGACAGAGTTCGTATAGTAGACGGTGGTAAAGCGATTTCGTGCCCGCTGACTTATGCTGAGGAAACCTTTGCATGGTATGCGGGCACCGAGCTTTTGTCTCGCGCGGTCAAAGAAACTATTAGCGAGGCCGACTACGAACCTGCAAATGCGGTCGCATCCGTAACCCTTTCTGGGCCCGACATGGCCAAGAACAGGGGCCGCGAGCGGATCCTCAACCTGCTTGAGGGGAAGCTAGAAAATGCGGAAAGTACAATGAAGAACAACATTACGAAAGCTGTGTATAGCGATGGTAGTGTTGCCAAGTCTTTCGCTGGACTTGCTGCCATGATTACTAACGATGGCACAGGTATAGTTGGCGGAATCAATGCAACTACTTGGCCCTTCTGGAAAAACCAGTTTCAGAGCATTGCGAGAGCTACTGGCCTCCAGTATCCGGCCCTTAAAGCCGGCCTCAATGCGCTCTGGCTCAAGCTGGTGCGTGGCACCGAAAAGCCTGATCTTCTGGTTGCAGACGCTGAAATTTACGCAACTTTTGAGAGTGGCTTACAAGAAAATCAGCGGTACGCTGATGCAGATCTCGGTAAACTTGGCTTCGAAACGCTGAAGTATAAGACTGCGGCAATGGTATTTGATGGTGCAGCCACCGGATTGGTCGGTGGATACATGATCAATACTAAATATATGAAATTCGAGATCTATTCTGGTAGGAATTTCGAGACTTTAGACTTGCCTGATCAGTCTCCAGACATGGATGCAATAACCCGACATCTTGCGTTCATGGGCGCATTGACCCTGTCCAATAGGTCGATGCAAGGCAGGATCCTGCTCACCGGCACCTGATACCCCGAGACGCGGTTCCCGATCAGCAGGGGTTGGGACCGCTCTGGCGCGGACGGTGGGGCGACCGCCCTGATGCTTCACCGTCCGCATCTACAGGGCACTCAGGGCTGGAGAGTTCCATATGGCCGATACCCCCACCCTCGTGCGCTTCATCCCTGGCTGGGAAGAAGACGGCGTTTCCGACGACGGCATGCCGGTCTATCGCGAGGTCACCAAGATCGTTCTCAGCCGGCCGCCGTATCTGGAAGTGATGCGGGTGGCGAGCGACGACGACATTGCAAACCCTGACTACCGCGAGGCCTACAAGGTCTTCGAGAAGGAGCAGGCCGGGCTGAAGCATTCGGCCGCCGCCGGCTATCCCCTGGCGCTGTGGCCGGCGATCTCGCCGTCCGATCTCCAGAGCTGCCTGATCCGCGACATCACCACCGTTGAGGAGCTCGCCAAGCTGGCGCTGCGCGGCGCGCAGACGGGCGTGCCGCCCCAGGTCATCGAGATCGCCAAGCGCGCGAAACGGATGATCGAGCTCCAGAAGGACACCGGCAGGCACGAGGCCAAGATCACCGAATTGGAAGGTCAAATCGGCGCCTTGAGGGAGCAGAACAACGAGTTCCGCGCAAAGATTGAGAGCCAGCAGACGCTGATCCTGACGCTGCAAGCGAGGGCCGCCGCGTGAGGCTGATCACCGTCAAGCAGGCCGTCGACCAAGCCTCCCGCGAGATCGGCATCAGCCAGGGGCCCGTCACGCAGGCGATGGGCTCGGCCGATCAGGACATCGCTCAGATGGTGGCACTGCTTCAGGCCGTCGCCGACGAGATCCTGATCGACCAGCCCTACGTCGACACGCTCGGCGATGGCTACTGGCTGATCGATCCGCTGACCGGCGTGCGCAAGGACCGGCCGAGCGCCGACACCGACTACGTCCTGTTCGACGGACGCCTTGCCATAGCCGGCTTGAAGTATCGATTTCTCAAGGCCAAAGGGCTCGAATTTGGAGAAGAGCTGAGAGATTACTCCGACCGCATGCACCGGCTCGCGGCGACCAACAACGCCCAGGTGGTCGACCTCAACAACGACGCGAGCCCGTACCAATGAGGATGCTGCCCAGCCGATATGTGGTGTCGGGCAAGCCGCTTCAGATCAAGAGGAAGATTTCCTCGATCCGGCACCTTCAGGCGCCGCTCAAGGGCCTGTCGTTGAGCTCCAAGCTGATCGCCGGGGATCCGCTCCAGGCGCCCATCCTAGACAATTGGGTGGTCGAAGAGGACCGCATCCGGGTGCGGCCGGGCACCATCCGGATCGCTCACCTTGCCACCCCGGCGCCGATCTCGGCGATCGTCCCGTTCTATGGCTTCCCCAACACCTATCTGCTCGCCTCCAACACCAACCTCTTCACCGCGGCAGCCGTGCTCTTCGAGACGGGCTTCACCGACGACGATTGGGCCTGGACGGCCTTCACCAACCTCGGCAGCTCCGACTTCACGATCATGTGCAACGGCCACAATGGGGTGTGGTCATGGGACGGCGGCACCAACCCTGGCCCGGCGCCGGTCGTCGTCACCAAGGTTGCCAAGACCAACCCGGTGCAGGTGACGGTCGGCATCGCCGACATCGGCAAGTTCCACGAGGGGCAGTCGGTCATCATGTCGGGCGTCACCACGGTCGGGCTGACGGCCGCCAACGGCACCCGCGCGATCACTTTTGCCGGGATGCCGGCGAACACCTTCGCCCTAGTCGGGATCAACGGCACCGCCGCGGCAGCCGATCAGACCACCGGCACGATGCGGGCGGATCCGCAGGGCTCGATGGCGCAGGAGGCAGTCACCGCGCCGCTGACTGATCAATGGATCAACCCGCTGTTGTTCAGCAAGGTCTGCACCCACATGAACCGCTTGTGGTTCGCCGATGATTCGAACCTCGCGGTCTACTACCTCCCGGTGCAAAGCAAGACCGGCGAGCTCAAGTACCTGCCGCTCAACGCTCTGTTCCGGCGCGGCGGCTCTATTCGCGCCATCTACCCCTGGACTGTCGACGGTGGAACTGGGCTTGACGATCAACTTGTAGTATTCACCGACAACGGGGAATGTGCAATCTACGGTGGTACTGACCCCGACAGCGACTTCGAGCTCGTCGGGTTGTTCAGGTTCGATTCGCCGATGAGCAAGAACTCGGTCATGCAGTTCGGCGGCGACCTCTACGTGCTGACCTCGACCGGCTTGCTGCCGATGTCGACCTTGATCCGCGCGGAGAGCGAGAAGCTGGGCCGGGCCGAGAAGCAGATCTTCTCTGCGTTCACCGACGTCGCCGTGCCGCACCGCAACGAGTACGGCTGGGGCGTCATGCTCGACCATCACAGCGGCCGGGCGATCTGCAACATGCCGCTCGGTGGCGGCGTCTATCGGCAGCTCGTCAGGGAGATGTCGACCTCGATCTGGGCGCAATGGTCGAACCTGCCATCGCGCTGCTGGAACTGGATCGCCGGCCGGCTGATCTTTGCCACCGATCGTGGCGAGGTCTTCGAGATCAACGAGCTCTACCTCAACGATGACGGCAAGGAGATCAGAGCCGACGTCCAATTCGCGTGGTCGAACTTTGGCACCGCCTCGACCAAGCAGTTCAAATTGGTCTACCCGCACATCATCTCGGACGGGAGCCCGACGCTCTACGTCGACATCAAGACCGACTACGACATCACCGCGCCAGCCAACATGCCCGACGTGGCGATCGTCTCGGTCGGGTCCGACTGGGACACCGCTACTTGGAACGTCGACCAGTGGGCCGGGCAGGCGGCGCCGAGCGGTTCCTGGCAGGGCGTTACCGGGCTCGGCCGCGTCGCTGCCCCGCGCTTCCGCGTCGCGGTCAAGAACTGCACCTTCGCGCTGTCGGCCGCCGACGTCGTCTACGAGGAGGGCTCGCCGCTGTGATCCGGCACTCCTTCGACACCCCGCTTTCCGACGAGGCGCGCGCCTTCCTCAGCCAGCATACCGGCGTCGACTACGTGCGCTTCGACACTTCCGGCTGGCTGGCCGCCACCGGCACCCGGGACGGCGAGGTCGTGGGCGTCTGTTGCTTCGAACCGAAAACCACCTTCGACTGGCATTACAACGCCGCCGTCACGGATCCCCGCTGCGTCACCCGGCGGCTGCTGAAGGCGCTGTTCACCGCGGTGTTCACCCAGGCGACGCGGGTCACGGCGCTGATCGAGCCGGCTAATGAGCGGGCGATCAAGAACGCCCGCCAGCTCGGCTTTCAGTACGAGGGCTACATGCGGCTCAGCGTCGAGGGCAAGCGCGACGCGCTCTTGTTCGGGATGCTCGCCGAGGACTGCCGCTTCCTGACCGGCTACCAGGGCGGCAGCACCATCACCAGAACCGATTTCGCTGGAGTACCCCATGGCCAGCTCGCCTAAAGCGCCCGACCCGTACAAGACCGCCTCGGCCCAGGAAAAGGCCGAGATGGCTGCGTCGCAGTCGTCGGCGATCATCAACAACCCCAACGAGTACAACACCTACGGGCAGGTTAATTACGACATCGCCGGCTGGGAGCAGGTACAGGGCACGGACGGCAAGATGCGGCTGGTGCCGCGCTACAATCGCAAGGTCACTCTGACCCCGGCCGAGCAGAAGATTGCCGACCTCGATCAGGCCACCCGCACCAACATGGGCACCACCGCGTCGCAGGTGTCGGCGACGCTGCCGGCCTACTTCGCCAAGAGCGTCGACAAGACGGGCTGGAACCCGTGGCAGGCCGGTCACCAGTTCAATGAGGCCACCGATCGGCCGGCGATCGAGGCGGCGCTGATGGCGCGCCAGAACGAGGCGATGACCAAGCGATCGGCGCAGGAGGACGCGGCGCTCGCGGCGCGCGGCCTGAACCCCGGCTCGGAGCAGTATGGCTCGGTCGCCGACGCCCGCGCCCGAGCGATGACCGACGCTCAACAGCAGGCCTATCTCGCCTCCGGCCAGGAGGCGCGGCAGAACTACGGCACGGCGCAGAGCCACTGGGAGTTCGAAAACCTGCTGCGGCAGGCGCAGGAGCAGAGCTCCTATGCCGAGCGCAATCAGAAGCTCAACGAGATCAACGCGCTGATGTCAGGGTCGCAAGTCAACCTGCCGCAGTTCGCCGCCTTCTCGCGCCAGGGGGTCAATGCGGCGCCGATCGGGCAATATATTCAAGACAATTACGCGCAGAAGAGTGCCAACGCGAACGCCTTCAACCAGGGCCTATTCGGCGTCATCGGTGCCGGGCTCGGGGCCGGCGGCTACGCCTACGGCAAATCCGATCGGCGCCTCAAAGAGGACATCGTGCCGCTCGGCCCGTCTTTGGCCGGCGCACCGCTTTACATGTTCCGGTACAAAGGTCGGCCGGAACTTCAGATCGGCGTCATGTCGGATGAGGTTCGCGCCCTCCATCCCGACGCCGTTCACGTCGACGCAGACGGCTTTGACCTTGTCAATTACGGCCTGCTGGCCGAGCGCGCAGCGTAGGGGGCCCCGATGGCGTCGACACCCAACAACCCGCAGCAGCTCAATCCCTATGCCGGGGCCGGCATGCTCGGCAGCGGCGAGGGCTCGCCACAGGCCGGCGGTGGCTTCGACCCGATGTCGGGCGCTCAGGCCGGCGTGAAATACTATGACGATCAGGTAGCGGCGGCGAAGAAAGCCGCCGAGGAGAAGGCCGCGGCCGAGAAGAAGGCGGCCGAGGATGCGGCAGCGGCAGCGGCAGCGAAGAAGAACAGCAGCCGCAATTCGCTCGCCTACGCGATGAGCATGTACTACCCCGGCGCCTATGGCGTGCAGGGCGGCAGCGGCCGTTCCGGGTCGACCGGCGGCACCAGCTATTACGGCACTGGTCGGGCCGGTGATCAGGGCACTTACGCTTCCGGCAATAGCGGCGCCCACGCCAATTCCGGCTCGATCTATCGCTACGGACACGGGTGATCCGCCATGGCTAGACCGCGCACCATCCTCGGGGCAATGATCCAGAACGAGAGCGGCGGGCGTAACATCCCCAACGTTCACCAGGGCACCTCATCGGGGCAGGCACAAGGCTACGTCCAGATCACCACCGGGACGTGGAGGGACTTTGCCCCGCGGGCCGGCATCGATCTGAGGAAATATCCGACGCCAATGAAGGCGGCCGATGGGTCGCCGGTCCCGTGGGAGGTTCAGTCGCGGGTGGCTGGGATCATCCCGCTGAAGCGGTGGGACGAGAGCACGATCGCCAAGATGAGGGCGACCGGCAAGCCGATCGACCCGAACCGGACGCTCCTCGAAAACCTCACCATGAACGGGGAGAGTTTCGCGGACTTCGTTCCCGGCGCCAAGGCGCAGGGGCAGGCCCAGGCGAAGCAGTATGCGCTGCCCAAGGCGCAGGCGGTCGGCGGCGCTGGGGTCTATCAGCCGCCAGCTCCAGACCCGTCCAACACGGCTGCCAATGCCACCACCAGCCCGAGTTCGGTGACACCGCCCTACGGCGAGGGGCAGCCGCCACTGGTCCATGAGGCCCAGCCGGTGCCGTACTTCCTAAGCGGTGGCAAACTTGGCGACACCGAGGAGCCGAAGAACGCCCTGGAGGTGTTCGGCAAGGGCATTGTGGAGGCCTCCAAGGCGCCGCTGCCGACCGCCAGGAAGTTCCAGAGCCAGCAGCCAAAGGCGGCGCTGGTCGAGGGGCAGGTGGCACCGTCTGTGGCCCCGGCTGACCCGACCCGCCGGGCACTGCTGGCACAGGTCATGGCGCAGCTCAATTCGGGGAGATTGTTCTGATGTCGTTCCCCGCCGATCCATGGGCCGGCTTCCGCAAGCCCGGCTTTCCAGTGCCGCCCGGAACTTCGCAAGTCGGCCCGCGCCAAGTGTCGACCACGGTCGCCGACGCTCCGCTGGCCGGCGGCGGGATGACGCTCGACGCACTGATGGCGCGCCAGAAACAACTCGCCGGGCAGCAGACCCCGATGACCGCGATGCAGAGCCCGATGCAGGGCATCGCCTATGCCTTGGAAAAGGGGCTGGCGGGGTGGCAGGAAGGCCGCGCCGCCAAGGATGTGGCCACCGGCCAAAGCGCCGTAGCGAACGCGCTCCAGACCATGGGCGAGCATGGCGAGCTCACCCCCGAGGGCAAGGCCGCCCTGGCGCAGTACGACCCCGACACCTTCCTCGCGCTCTGGAAGAGCCAGCAGAAGCAGTTCGGCCCGGTGATCACCGGAGATGCCGCCAAGGCGCTCGGCCTCGATCCGACCCGGCAGTATCAGCAGAACCTGTCGACCGGGCAGTACGACCCGATCGGCGGCCAGGGCCAGAACATCCAAGTCGGTCCCGCGGCCGACGAGGCGACGCTGTCGAAGAAATTTTCCGAGGGCGAAGCAGGGATCTGGAAGGACTACATCACCGCCGGTAATCAGGCGAGCCAGATCGTCTCCAGCATGGACATGATCGACCAGCTCAGCGCGGTGGCGCCGCAGGGTGGCCTGACCGGCGCCCTGGCCGAGATGTTCCCCAGCTTCACCTCAGCCGGTGCCGCGTGGAAGGCGACGATCAGCGATCTGATCCCGAAGCTGCGGGTGCCGGGCTCTGGCTCGCAGTCCGATGCCGATCTCGACAACATCAGGGCGGCGATGCCGCGGCTCGGCAACAACACCGCCGCCAATCAGCTCATCTCCTCGTTCATGCGCAAGAAGGCTGTGCAGAACGTCAAGCGAGGCCAGATCGTCTCCCAGTGGGCGAATAGCGATCGTAGCCCCGAAGCGACTACCAGGGCTCGCGACGCGCTGAATGCGATCGACACCGAAACCCTGATGACGCCGGATCTACAGCGGCTGATCCAAAAGGTCGTTGACGAGGGCGGCGGCGGTGGAGGCGGTGACCCATCTGTGCCGCCCGACGAGGCCGGCAGCGGCCCATCCCACAAAGGCGGCGGCGGCCCAGACGCCGGCACGGGCGGTGGTGCGGAGAAGCCACCGAAGAAAGACCCCTTCGAAGATAAGTACGGGATCTGACGATGGTCGACACCCCTGCCGCCGACGTTGACATTGGCAAGCTGTCGCGGATCAAAAATGCGATCCGCACGGCCAAAGAGAAGGGCGCTACGATCGAGGAGGTCGACGCCTATCTGGAGCGCCAGGGCGTCACGCCGGAGCAGATCAAGGCGTTCAATCCGGGTGCCGTGGAGGACGTCACCAACCTCGCGCCGGAGGCGGCGCGCATTGGCGTTGAGGCGATCCCCGGCGGTCCTGGCGAAACCTCGAAGCTGGCGCCGGAGGCAATCCGCGCGATCTTGGAAAAGAGCGGCGCTTCGAAGGAGACGCTGGCCGAGTTTGATGCCGCGCTCCACGAAGGCAAGGGCGGCATCCCCTACCTGACCCCGGCGGTGAGTGCGATCACCGAACACCTGCCCGACATGTCGACGGTACGCAAGGGCACCGACTGGGCGCTTGAGCAGGGCCGTGGGTTGCTCGGCCTGGAGAATGCCACCGAGCGCGCGACTAGCCCGAGCTCGGTGACCCCGCCGGTCGGTGAGGATCAGGATCGTGACGAGGCGTACCAGCCACAGACCCGGTTCGGCGGCGTCACCCAAACCGCGATCGAGAACGTGCCCTCGGCCCTCACCAACCCTGGCAGGCTGCCGGCCAAGGCACTGGACGTGATCGGCTCGACGTTCGGCGAGGAGGGAGCCGCCAAGCTTTACGAGATGCTGCCCGACAGCCTCAAGCAATACGTCCCCGAGATCCTCGCTCGAATGGCTGGCGCCGGCATCGGCTCCAAGGCCCCTGACGTTCACAACAAGGCGGTCAACCCGCGGCCGATCGATCCGCACCGGCAGCCGCACGTCGACCTCATGGAGCGGGAGGGTGTCGAACTGTCGGCCGGGCAGCGGACCAAGGACGACGATCTGCGCAAGCTGGAGCAGACGATGGGCGAGCCTGAGAGCGTCCGACGCCAGTCCGAGCAGTTCACCCAGGCAGCAGCGCGGCGTCAGGGCGGGTTCGGGCCTGACACCGAGCGCCTCGATCGCCCGACGATGAAGGCCGAGCTCGACCGCATGGGCGCCGAGTTCGATCGGCTCTCAGCCAACTCGACCACCCCGTTCGACCCACAGCTCCAGAACGATCTGCTCGACGCGACCACCGACTACCTCGCCGACAACCCGCACATCGCTCCGGTGATCGAGCAGACGATGAACGAGCTCGCCGACAATGCGTCGCGCAACAATGGCGTGCTGAGCGGCGAGGCCTACCAACACACCCGTACCCGCATCAACGACAAGATCCGCAACGAGAACACCGACCCCGGCGTGCGCGGCGCGCTGATCGAGATGCAGGACGCGCTCGATGAGGCGGTCGGCCGTAATCTGCCGCCGGAGGACCAGCGGGCGTGGCGCACGGTGCGCACCCAGTATCGCAACTACCTGCCGCTGGAGAGCGGCATGGCTTCGAACGGCGCCAGCACCGCCGAGGGCCTGCTCAGCGCCAAGCAGCTCCAAGCCGGTATCAAGGCGAACATGGGCAAGCGTTCGCGCGCCACCGGGCAGAACGACTTTCAGGATCTCGCCGATGCCGGCGAGGTGACGATGACCAAGCCGCAGGACAGCGGCACGCCGGCAGGCCTGAAGGCGCAAGGACTGCGCGCGGCGCTCACCGGACTGGCCTCGCTGGCCGGCGGCAGCGGCGTCGGCCTCGCGGCGCACTCAATGGGCGTCGACCCGATGGTAGCCGGCGGGGCAGGTATGTTCACGACAGCCGCGATGGGCGGTATTCCAGCGGTCGTCAGAGCGGCCAAGGTCAGCCCCACCGGACAGGCAATCCTCGGTCGTCAGGGGCCGCGGGT